GTTTTCGGTTGCGCCATCACGGCGGCGAGTTGTGCTTTTTCTTTTGTCATAGGAATGAAAGGATNTGCCGTTGTTTGCGGATGGGTAGATTCCCGTCCATCAGCACGATTGACGGGCCTTTGTTGGCGACCGTTTTCGGAATGCTCGTCTTGGCCCATTTGATCGCGGCGAAGCGGTTGGCGATGAAACACACAATGTATGTCAGCGGGCTTTCCGGTGCGCGTGACTCAAGATCGGAAATATCCTTCAGTGCCTTGCGGATGGAATCGCGGGAAACAGATAGAAACGACGCCGCCTTTTCCGTCCAGTCGTCCTTAGTCCTCGATCCTTGCGCGTATTTCGAGAACTCCATCACCGTGGAAAACGGGTGATTTGGGAACTCAACGGCGAACTCCGCAGGGAAGCTCCACGCCTTACTCATGAGCTTGGTGTCATGCTGCCCGCACTCGGAGGTCCAGTTAAGGGAGAATGACAGATAATCCCGCCCATCGTCATTCTGGAGGATTTCCGCTGGCTCAGGAAAGCTGGGCGCGATCCCGATAGCCATGCACGCGGAGAAAAAGTTAATATCGCCCGTGCGGTGTGAAGAGTGGCTTGTCATGTGTCATTCAGGTAGAATCAGGTTAGGGAAACCGGAGCGTTTACAGCCGCGCCTGGATGATAGACAGCATCGATGTCGCCCGTCTCAAACTCGCTGTTTGCGCGTTCAAGAGTCGCGCCAATCACTACGATTCCGGCAGTACCAACTGGAGTGCTGAAAATCCCCTTGGTGGTCAGTGTCAGGCTGTTTGCCGAGGTGTTGGCCAGCGAGATGACGGAGGCCAAGGCGGGGGTCATCCCTGCCGTCTTAGTGATGACAGCACCGGAAAGTTTCACGTCCGTCATGTCGTCGGAAAGCGTGAAACCCACCGTGCATGACAGATGGTTTTTCAGGTCGATCTTGTCGGCTTTATAGCCGTAGCTGATCTTGCCGATATAGAGGCCAGTGGCTGACGAATCATCAGCGGCCCCGTAGTGTGCGAGAGAGAAATTGCGTGCGCCCATACCCGCGCAAGTGGGACGCGAGGCGGCAATGTCAACGCCGATTTTATTCCACGCAAACGACCACGGCATTCTTCCACGTCGTCACCCGGTAGCTGTCCTCATCGCCAGTCATGGGGCTGGACGATCGAACGTCAAAGCAGGTCATCCGAATCTGCGAATTCAGGTATTCCTGCGCCCCGCAGGAGTTTATATGCGGCGACAACGCATTGCGGAGAATGTCATGGGCCGCCTTGCTGGACGCCGCTTGATCGTCATCGCCGGGAGTGGTGACAAGCTGCGTTTGGATCTCGATTTCCCAAGCATTACCATCCATCACCCCGCCGATTTCAACACGGTCGGCGGATGCCTCGCTAATGAAAATTCCGGGGTATGACTTCACGTCTTCCGAGTCCCTGAGTTGGATCGGAACGGACGCAAGAGGCGACCCCGAATCCTTGGAAATTGAATAGGCCAGCCAGCGTTTCCATGCGTTGAGAGTGATGTCAGTTGTCATTTATTTTTTGCGGTTGAGTCGTCCTTGAAGTGTTTTTTCATACCATGTAATCGTGTTCCGCGCTGCGTCAGCGACGGCTTTCTCTGCCTGTCCTGGGCGCAATACGTGCGGATCGTCGGCGTGTTTTACGTGGTTGACCATGGTTCCCTCGGGACTCCAGACGTCTCGCTTCATCGAAGAGCTGCCGCCGGATTTCCACTTGTGAGCGTATCCAGCGACGTTCTTTCCGATGGTGATCCGTGAGCCTTTTTTCTGGTGCGCGCCAATAGCTTGGCCCGCTCCGATCCATCCGCCCTTGGCTTTGCCGATGCGCTTGAATCGCTGATTCATGGCGGAAATGACGACCTTTCCGGTGGTGATACACATGACGCCGTTTTTTAGTCCCCCTTTGGGTGGCCTTGCGTGGCGGCTTGTCCGGTTAAGGTCAATCCAATCGTTTAACCCTTTTGGTGTGGTGAGGTTTTGCTGTGCGGAAAACTTCCATTTTTTGCCTTTGATGACTAATCCGGTAAGAGATTTATTCATCACTCGCCGCGCTAGCTTTGGGTCTTGGACTACGATTGCAACCCGCTTTGCGTCTTTCACCATCGCGTTCAGGTGGGTTATTTTCGCCGCCGTGGTATCACCCCACACCTGAGTTTCTTTGACGAGTCTGCGGCATGTGGCGACCCCCCACCGGGCAATTCCTGCCTCGTTACATTCCCCAAATTGAGCCGCCGCCCATGCGAGGGAGTTGGCTAATTCTTTGAGGTCAACGTCAGCGGCGATCACGCTCCCGCTATGGGGTGACAGTCGGCAAAGTCAACCCTGCCAACGGTCAATGTCCGGGAATAGCCTTTTGACTTTTACGAAGTTGCAAGGGCGATAGTTCTCTGTTTTGTGTCGCAGACAAACTCCCTCGCCGCCACCTGCTACGATATCCGTTTCCAAGGCATCGAGTTGTTCGCGAGTGACTTCAACGTGCTGGACTATCTCGCAATGGTCTGGGAGTTGTAATTTTGCCAGTTGCTCGATCCGGTCAAGGGTTTCAACCCGCAACACAGCCAAGTCGAAAACCATGAACTTCACGCCATCCCATTCACTCCTGTGCGCTTGGATTTGGCTCAGTAGCTTACCGAATGATCCGCGCCCGATGTAAAGCTCGCCGTCCAGTCGGATGTCAGGCATTCCTGCTTTGAACCATGCTGGAGCAGGAAAAATGTTTCCGTTGCGCGACATGAACTCTGATCCGGTCCAAAATGCCCGAATGCCGTCAAATTTTTCGCTGGCAACGTAGCTCTCAAGGTCGGCAGGAATTTTACCCCAGCGAGCATTTACAGCGGTGCGGGCTTGATTGGATGTGCGAGCCTTAGCTTTTCCTGTCCCAGCTTTTCCGCCCTTGGAGCTCATTTCTCGTTGCGTCATCGGCTTGCTCATGCCGTGAATATACGCAACCGCTTGTATCCGTCAAGCGGATTTATTGGATGAAATCAGAGATATTTTGACGAAGGATGCACCGGATGAAATCGAGCCAATCCGCCAGGTGTCGCCGCGAGCAGTCGCCTTGTTGCCCTCGTAGGTCTTGGGGGAAGCGGGGTAGTTGGCGACGAACGCGGATAGCCCAATCACAAATTCCAGAGAGGCGGATTGTTCGAATCCGCCCTCCTCGTAATTGCGGTGGAAGTCGGATTCAGCCAGCGTGCCAGCAATCGCGGGACCGCCGCCGATGGTGATTGATTCCGTTCCAATCACCACGGCGGCGACGGAGTGGCAGGCGGCGGTAAAGTCGGATAGGATGGACATGGCATTAAAAGAAAAAGCCCGCCGCCCGGTTGAACAGGCGACGGGCGAGCATGAATACAACCACAAACAGAGATTATTTAGCGGGAGTCTTTTCCTTGGTTGCGGGAGTCGCGGCCTTGGTGTTCCGCCACCGCTTAATGCGTCCTTGGCGGGTATCGATGACTTCCAGTGAATCGAATTTGCAACCCGGCCCTTTCAAGACTTCATCTTTGAACGCCATCTTGACGAGTGCCGGGTCATCGACCAAAACGGATTCCTGTTTACCGTTCTTGAAACCGACGAGAATTGCGTATGCTGACATTTGATTATTTGGGGAATGGGGCGGGAATTACCCCGCCCCGGTTAGGTGGATTAAGCGGAAACCATGCGAAGGATGCCAGTGGAGAGTCCCACTTGCTTACCGTAAACGGACTCAATCACTCGGTTGCGGGTGCCGGTGTCGTTGTTATACCAATCACGCAAGCCGAGGGTCATACCACTGGAATCAGTGAGACGCTCTGCGCGGTGGTAGGTGTTGCCGTCTTGCGGCTGCAGGTAGCGGAACGCGGTTGCAAGTCCCATGGTCGAGCTGGCAAATCCAACCAAGTTTTCGCCGTTCGCCGGGATGAGGTTACTCATGATGAGGCGGAAACCCATGAGAGTTGGAACCTTGCCTTGGCGGATCGCTTCCAAACCGCCGAATGCGTCGGCGGATTGGATCGCGGCGTCCTTCAAGAGCGCATTGTAATACGCCGGCGCAAGAACCAGATACCTGTCTTGATCATCCCAGTTGGCTACGTCGGCAGCGTTCTTGATGTCTGCTACGTCGTCAGCGTCGAAGGTCGAGGCCGCGCCAGTGAAGGCGGCAGATCCGAAGTTGGCGGCAGTAACCGGGGCGAGGATGTCGGCGAGGATGGTTGCGGCNAGNTTGTTGCCCTTGCGGCGACCGTAGAGTTCAAGGTTGAGCACCGAGCTTTGCGCGATTTCCGTGTCGTCGAGACTCCAAGAAACATACTTGGGCTGGCCAAGTGAAATTTCGAATGCGTCCGAGTCACAATCTTGGATTGTATATGCGGCGTGAGTCGCCTTGTCGGCGGCTGCGTCGATTGCGGTGTTGTCTCGAAGAACAGAAATCTTATCCCCTTTGCGGGCTGCATCCGAAGAAAAATCGGTGGACAGAGCCATGATCGGGGCGATTCCTGCGGTGAATCCAGACAGAACGCTGGAAGAGATGATGTCGTCGTTGACGCCTGTAATTGAGTTAGCCATTGGATTAGTTGGTTAGAATTGTTGGAGAGATTAGGATTAGGGTTTTTCGCGTTCAAGTTGGCGAAGTTCCGCAGCGTGTTTTGCGAGAAATTCGCGCTTTTCAACGCCTGAGAGGGATGCGTATTGCTCAAGAAGGTTTTGCTTTTCACCTTCTGCAACCGCTGTGCCGCTCAAATCAACCGGAGCACCATGACCCTGAGCGGCGAGCAACTGCGCGGCGGCTTCTCCGATCTTGGTTTCGGTGATCTCGGCTTTTTCGGTGAGTTGAGCGATGGACGCTTCAAGATCCGGGATGGTGGCGACTTGCGCTGTAAGCGAAACATTTTCGGCCCTGACGACTTCGACTTCAGCGAGCGCGGATTCAGCGATGGCTAGCTTTGCCTCATAGTCGGCAATCACTTGATCGTGCTGAGAGATGGACGCTTCCAAGGCCACAATGCGCTCTTGCGCTTCGGTGTCGGAAGGATTGGTAAGGCGAGCAAGTAAACTCATGTCGCGGGAAGTGGGTTCAGCGTCGGCAATGTCAACCGTCTTTTTTGCATCGGCTGGATCGTAAATCTCATCGATGAATTTTTCTGCGAGTGCGACTTTTGCGCTCATCCATGTTTCCTCCTTCATTTTTCCGCGCATCGCTTCCGTCGTCGCACCCGTCCGATTGGCATAAATATCGGCGATCTCATTGCTCATATCGTCAATCAAATCAGCCTGTTTGCGGAGTTCTTGAGCGTTTCCACGGATTCCTGTTTGCACGTCGTGGATCATCATTCTTCCGTTTGGAACCATGCGGATCTTATCTGCCGCCATCGCAATCACCGATGCCATGGAGGCCGCGAGGCTGTTGATGGTGGCGGTAACATGGACGCCGCGAGCCTGCATCTTCTTGATCTCGGAATAAAGCGTGTAGCCATCGAGTACGCTCCCGCCTGGGGAGTGGATCTCGATTTCCAACGTATCCACCGCGTTTTCGTAGCAGTTGATCAACTCACCTGTGTATTGGCCAGATTCAGCCGCATTCGCGCCGAAAATCTTGCCGATCTCGGAAATGAGCCGATCCATGACCGGTTGTTGCACAATGTCGTTGAGCTTGATTTTCCCGCTCTTGTTGGTGATTTCAATCAGGTTCATTTTGAGTAGTCGTTGAGCTTGGTTCCTGCGGTGCCATTTCGTTTGGCGTGAGCATGAGGTAATATCTCGGGTCGATCTCGATCCCGTATTTTTTCTCCATTTCGCGGCGGTTCATTTCGCGGGCGGCGATTTCCTCGCCCCGCTCGATCAGGTTTTCGTCGAAGGAATTCCCTTCCTCTCCAATCATGCTTGTCTGGTTGATGATGCCAGCCTTGAACTTTTCAAGTCGCTCCTTACTGGTCCGCCCGTCGTCAATCGTTAGTTTTGGCGGCTTCGTGAATGACCAATTCCACCAGTCGGAGGATTTTTTGACGCGGCCGTTTTCCATGGCCCACGCAAGAGATTTGACGACACGCCATTTGGCTATCTTGGTCAGCATTGACTGCCGATCTTCGACACTACGGCACGCTAGGCCGATTTGAGACCGTTCCGCCGTGCCTTGNCCGGATGGCTTCCAGAGCGACATTGGCCAGTTNATTTCGACCATCGCCTGCCGGACTTGCATGTCGTAAAACTCATGCCACGGATTGCCGGGGCGGAAGTTCTGGTGCTGTTCCAACTTCTCGCCGGAACCTGCCTTCGCATACATGATTTGTCCTCCAGCGAGGTATTTGATTGCGATGTCTCCGCATCCTTCCGGTGCCACGTAGTCCGGTTCATCCATGTCGGGACCGCCGGATTCATTGTGGATCGTGTAGTTGAGAGATGACATAGAAAGCAGGTTCATCCTCTCCCATTCCTCGCTCTGAAGGATGTCCCTCAGTCCGTTCAGGCTCGCCCAGAATAGTGGTAATCCACGGCGTTGTTCAGGCCATGCCTTTTCAAAGGTGTGCTTGATAAATGCGGCATCGATGAATTTTTCGTGTTGCCCGTTAGCGTCAACGAACGAATACGCGGCGGGCTTTCCGGTGTCTTTCCAGTAAATAATCCCGTCCTCATGGACGAATCTATCACCGGAATACAAACCCTTTTCGATCTTTCCTTCCGGCAACCCGCCTGCGTCAATGCGATGGCTCGGGATGATTTGGATCTGCGGGTAGCCGTTCGGAGTGGCGGTGAAATACTCGAAAATCTCGCCGTCACGGTCCATTGCCACCGATGCCAGGTAGAGGTCGGAGACGAAATCGGACGAATCCCC